GCCTTGGTTGAATCCAAAACCTCAACCTCTGTCCAAAGGTTGGCGTTAATCGCGGCACCCTCAAAGGGCTCAATCAACTGCCTGGGTGCGGCGACAGGAAAGGACTCGTGGGTTACCGAATCCTCGAATTGAAAAATCCCTCCACGAAACTTATATTTGGTTGTCATGATTTTATCCCTCCGATTTCCCGACCTTAAAAAAGGCCGAAGGGTTAAAGGTTAAAGGAGAGGCCGTGAACCCCCTCCCCGTTAAATTACACTTTGATCGCTTCCTCAGTCGGTTCCTGATATCTTGCTCCACTCAGGACATAGGTGCATGAGAAAAGACCGGCACCTCCGGTTGTTGCCACCACTCGGACAAAGGGGAAGGCATTCCCTAATTCGGAAGCTTCGAGTTCGATGACTGCAAAAGAGTTATCGGTTGCTCCCATGGCTTCACCAGCAGGACCACCCGTGGCCGCAGCCAGAGCAGCGAGTGTATCCCCGCCAGCGGCACCGTAGGCGACATTGCACTTTCTCCATTTGAACGTGATGGCGGTTCCAGCACCTACACCGTTGGCAGATTTTTCTACCGTAATGACGGGGGCCGCACCGACACCCATCTGGAGGATCGCTGTGAGATGGGTGTAATCCTTCATGTTGACATACGCACAGTTAAGACTTGCAGGGTTAACATCCTGCGGAGGACCAGCATTGATGATTTTGGTAAGTTCGCTTAAGAACATGATCTTATCTCCTTCATAGGTCAGGAGGGCGTTTTGGAGCCCCTCCGCCTGTCTAATTGTTAACTCTTATGCCCTTTCCTCCAGTGTAACGAAGGGGCCAATCGTATCAGACCCATCAGCCGGGGTAACAGCCGAAACATAAAGAGGCTGACCGTCACACCGATAAATCATCCTCAGTGCGGTCTGATCGGTGTTGAAGTAGTAATCGCCCGACAGAGCGTTCTGAGGTCCCCCCTTGTCAACTAACAGGTAGGAATTCAGGTCGGCAAAAATGATGTCGCCAAGATCCCCGAGCTTGCTGCAATGCTCGACCGCATGGACTGGTCTTCCCACCAGGGTTCCGTAAGGGCTTGCGGCCAATCCGGTCGGGGGAAGCCAAAGAGGGATATTTGGAAATCCGGGAAGGCTCATGTTCATCAACTGAGGGAGGATTGATTGGGAGATCATCCACACAGAGGTTAATATTCCAGAAGCCCACATCCGGGCAAACATCTTGATGATCGATATCCCATCGATTGTATCGGGAAGTGCTCCGTCTTCCTTATCAACGGTAATCAAGGCCCCGCTGTTGAGAATTCCTAACGGTTGAGCAACACCGCTTCCCCGGATGATCACTCGTTCCATGTTTGAATTGAGTGCTCCTGGAAAGAATCCACTGACAAAACTTCCAAGAGCAGTCGTATCCTGGATAAGCTCATCGGTCAGAGGAATCAATGCGGCAATCTTTTTGATTTCCATTGCCACTTGCCGGAACTTCACCAATCCAGGTGTGATTGCATCGCCTTCACCGATCCAATACATTGCCAACGCCCCATAAAGACTTGCCAGGGCTCGACTCACTTCCTTGACCATGGGAAGTTTGATCCCATTCGAAGTCGCATTAAGAGACATCTTCCTGACTCCCGCCACAATAGGGGAAGCCTTAAAGGATGCATTGATGAGTTCCGCACTGTAATCCTGTTGAACTAGAAACCCGCCGTCGCTCGGAACATTTTCTCCCATCCCGGTTGCAGCACGTAACCGGCTGTCAATCCTGTGGTTTGTGGAGGCATTCCTGATAGCGACGATGTTCTCTCCGAGACCCGTATCGCCCGCGGCAAATCTCTTGTTCTTATCGGGAAGGCCGGGATATTTGATCTGCAATTCATCTTGATGAGGATCCAGATGAGGCCGGATTCCGTCATTTGCGGATTTACTCAATCTCTCCCGGATACCTGCTTCCGTTTTCTCCAATTCCAATTCTCCGGTCCACTCGATAACATCCTTCATGAAGCTGGCGCTTCTGGTTCTCTCCTCTTCGGTGAGATGGCGTTTCTCACCTACGGCTGTGTTCTTGATTCCTTCGACTTCGCTCATCCTGGATTGGATGAGTTTGCTCAATTCGATGGTTCTATCTAAAATTGCCATGGTCTCTTACCTCCGATCTTAGGTTTTTAAAAAAATGTAATCTCTTTTCCTGAGAGCCTCATATTGACTTTCAAGAGTCTTAAAGCCCTCTTCCTCTGCCTTTTTCCGTTCGACTGCTTTCTCGACGGGAGTGATATCAAAAACGAAATCTCCCACCACGATCATATTGGGATCCGAGCACCGAACGGCAAGGCTCGTTCCTTCCCAAACGGGAATATCGACGGCGCTTATTTCAAACAGGTCACCCTCTTCAACATTCCGCACCCGATAATTCCCTTCCTTCGTCCATCTCTCTTTCGATGGAATAGGGTTGTAGCCAAAACTCATGTGAGAAACATCTCCACGCTTGACAGAGAGAACGATGTCTTTGCCAGCCATGGTATCGGGAGGAGTGCACCGGAACATCACTCCATTCACATCCTCAGACAACTGCAATGTTCCCGCGCCTTTTCTACCCAATAGTTTCTCGGTCGTATGGCTATGGTCGACGTACATCCTGATATCATTTCGCTCGATGGAGTTCCTAAAAGCTCCAGGGAGAATTTTCTCTTTTACATATTGCGGATCTCCCATCATCGGATTGTCACTGAGCAATCCATACCTCACCGCATAGCCCTCTAACACTGGGGGTTTCCCGTTCTCATAGGACATCCGCAAAACCGATTCCACGGAACTCATTCGGGTTGAAGACTCTCTTTTCGTGTGATCATTGACCCACTTTTCGGCTTCCGTGACGCTCCATTTGGTCTTATCAAAGATATATTTTTGAATGACGGTCGGGCCCTGAGAATCGGATTGAAGTTTCCCAATCACCGCCTCGATGCCTTGGTCTGCGCTCAGGACAATCGTTTTGTAAGAATCCTGGACGAACAAAGCAGGATCTTTTACCCTGATGTGGATTTTGTCGGCAGTTACATCAACTGGCATCGCTACACCTCAGCATTTCCGCGAGATCCGCTCTTTCCCCGCGAGAAAGTTTTTGGAACATCATTCGGAACGCTTCTTTATTCAACGTGCTATCTTTTCCGTTTCCGCCCGGGAGGACCGGAGTGGCATTATTTGAGGGAATGAGAAATTCATCCAGGCCATTGGCGGGATTCCGATCTTCAAGCTCTCGAACTTCGTTCCGGTTCATCCATCCGTCTATGAGGGCTTCATGATACAAAGCCGAACGTGCCGCCGAATCGCCCCTGAGTAATCCTTCAACCACATGCCGGATCTCGTATTCAGGACCGAGATTGAATTTCACTTCCATCGCTTGTTCCGCTCTCACGAGTATCGGTCTGAGGGTGTACACAACGTAGTCAATGCCTTGCGCTTCGATGTTCGCCCATTTTGCGTCAGCCATGTCGCCGATCATGTGAGGAGGGATTCCGAACCAGCGGGCGACATCCCGAACGGAGAAATTTCTCGTTTCTAGGAATTGAGCATCTTTCTGCGGAATGGTGAGAGGATGGAATTTTAATCCCGGGCCGGCGATGACGGTCTTGTGTGAGTTTGACATTCCGCCATAGGTTTCATCCCACCACCTTTGGAGATCAGCGCGGGCGTCGCCTTCTAACGGTCCCCCCGTCTCCAGGACTCCAAGGGGAGAAGCCCCGTTGGAATAGAACCGGCTTGAGAATTCCTCCTGAGCCATCCCCAACCCGATTGATTCCCGCATCAAACCGATGACGCTATATCCCACCAAACCATTGAATCCTAATCCCCCGATATGCAGGATCTCCCACGGAGGGAATAGAAATTTCTCCCCCGTATCGGTCATCGTATACTCATAAACGAGCACTCCGGTTCGCTGAGAACGCTTCACCTGCATTTTTAACGGATCGAGGGGCCAGAGGGCTGTCGGCTCACCGAGCAGGGTCTGTGGGATATGGGCATAAGCATTCCCGCATAAAAGCAGATGAGAGATCAATGACTCCCACATCTGGATACGGGTCTGTTCAGGATTCGGCTGAAGGTGAAGAAGTCGGTAGAGAGGATGATCGAGGGCCTTGTTCTTATTTCTTCCAGCGAGGTGATAGAGATTTAACGGGAGAGATGCAACACTTTCAGAGATTCTTTTTACGGCAGCGTAGACGGGACCGAATTTTAGAGCGGACTTTTCATCAACCTTATTCCCCGCCATCGTGGGAAGCCCGCTATATCCCCCGTACCAAATATCATTGAGTGGACCTGGACGGGCTGCTGACCTAATACGTTCATTGTAGAGAGAGACAAGCTGCGCCCCTTCTCTTGCCGGTAAAGTTTTCAGGGTCTGGATCAGGTCATCGAAGTGATCAGCCATGCTTCCCAACTATTGTGTCTGGACAGGAAGCTACTACAATATATGGGGGTTGTCAAGCGTACAAAAGTGGATTCAGAGGGTTGTATTTAAGGCAGTCTATTCAGAAAGTGACCAAAATGAAGGCATGTTGACCGTTTTATGTACAGTTTCTTACTTTTTGTAGGAGGGAGGGGTAGGATAGAATCACCCTTTTCCGATTCGGTGGACGGCCGACAAGCCTGGGGATCAGAACGCCTTGCTCTTGCCAGGCCTTGCTATATTTTTTGACTGTTGATGGAGCCAAAAAAAGATAAGCTGCTATTGCCTGAAATCCAATAATAGGGGATTCTGTCATTTTCGCTCCGCAGGGTGGATTATCTGGGCTAGATGGCCCTAAAACTATCACTCTTTGATATTTCGCTTGAGCCCGCATTCCCCACAGAAGACGATTCCCTCTGTATCTCTCTTGCATCGGAGGCAGGGAACCTTCTCTGATTTCACAACGGGCTCAGTCCGAACTTCTTCCTGGACTTTTTCCTCTATTACATCTTTTTCCGAAATGCCGTTTATTTTCTTCGTTCTCACTTCTTTCTTCTCTTTAATCATATCTTCGTCCTCCGTCTCTGTTTTTTTTTTGGTCCTAAAATGATCAAAGAATTCGACGGCGCGGCATGCCGCATCGCCCGATCGATCCCCATCACCATCGCAACCATTCCATCAATTTTTTTATCTGGATTTTTTTTGTCGAACATGACCAATCCTCCCGCATTCCTCTTCAAGGATATATTACCGCACATCCATCGAAGGATAGGATTCCCCCCGTGGTTCAATCTCCCGCTTAAAATCAACTTTTCAAGCTCCTGAATGGGAGAATTCATATACATCTGATTCTGAGATATTGGGACGACAGTGATCCCTTCATCTGCAATTTTCTGCGTCAATTCGGTCGCCCTGGCCCGATCGTATCCAATTTCTTTCAGGTTATAAAGCCCCTTGCATTCCTTGATTTTCTCCAAGACGAAGCTATAATCGATCACGTCCCCTGGGGTAGGAATGATCAATCCTTCTCTTGCCCAGACATCATAAGGAATTTTGTCTTTGTGGGATCTCTTCTCAATGTTGTCTTCGGGACAGAAAAAAAAAGCGAGTGCGGTATATTCATCCTCTGAAGGAAAAACGAGCACAAATGCGGTAAGATCCTGTGTGGAGGATAGATCCAATCCCCCAAAGCAGACTGTTTTAGAAAGAAGACTGAGGTCGACCTTCCTTTTACAGCTATCCCACTTGTCGATCGACAGCCAACGGATCTCCTGTTGTGTCCACTCATTCAATCTCAATCTCCGAAATTTGTATTCAAGCAGGGGCATCTCAATAGCTTTCATGCATTCCGCGCGAAGCTCTTCCAGTTTCAAAATCTCCCCGAGCGCAGGATTCGGAGCTCTCCAATTTTTTTCATCCTTCCAATCTGCTCCCTCCGGCATCGAATAAATCATGGGGAGAAATTTATCCTTCTTCTTCATCCCCTTTAGAATCTCTTCCGCGTGAGCGTGGATTTGCCAGCAAATGCTAGTTTTATCCCATCCCGCCGTCGTTAGATAAAGAAAGAGGGGTTGGCTCCTGGCGGCTCCGGATCCCTGTGTCATTACTTCATAAAGATCGGGAGTCTTCTGCGCGTGGAGTTCATCGAAAATTAATCCTGACAGATTATAACCATGCTTCGATGCAGTTTCGGAAGATACGACTTCCAGGGTAGCATTCAGTGATCTTTCATAGAGTTTTTTTTGAGAAATAAGGATTTGAACATGCTTATTAAGAGTTTTATTCTGCCGCACCATTTGGGCGGCAACTTTAAAACAAATTGACGCCTGCGTCCGGTCGGATGCGGCAAGAGCTATCTCCGGAGATCCCTCCCCATCCCACAAAAGTAAGTAGAGCCCCAAAGCAGCGGCGAGCTCGGTCTTTCCGTTCTTCTTTGCAATTTCAACATAGGCTTCCCGATATTGTCTTAATCCATCTTTTCTTATCGTCCCGAAAAGCTCATCGACCAGGTCAGTCTGCCATCTCAAAAATCTGAATGGTTTCGCTTTCCACTCTCCGGAGGTATGCGTTATGTACTTTTCGAAGAAGAGATGGAGAATTCGTTTACGATAATGAGGAAGAGATTCTCCTTTTTTCCTGGGGGGAGGTTTTGGGAAGGGCCTTATCCGCTTCTTACGTTTTCCCCACCGCGCATCTTTTTCCTTTCGTCCAGTAAAAGTTGTGACATCTCCTTCAAGTCTTGGTCTTCCCGTAGGCCTCCAACAATCCCTACATTTGTTTGAAAATCCATCCTGTGATTTACCGGATTTGTTGAAATTCTTGTGATTGAGGAGAAGGATTTTCCCACATACACCACATTTTTTAGTCTTGTTTCTCTTGACCTTTATTTTTTGTTTCAAGGTCGATCCCCGTGAGTTTAAGAGTTTTCAGACTTAACTAAAACAAATTTTGTGACTAGCGGGCTATATCAGAAGGGAGCATTAAAAGTTTTTTCCCCCCCTCCCTTTCATGCTGTTGTGATCATGAATCCGTAACACTCAAAGCTGATCGTTAATCCCTTCATTCTTACGTTCTCTATCTCTATCCATCCATAAAACTCTAACGTACAGAAGGATGTTATTCTCATTGGCCCGCAACGATGCCCGTTTCTTTGGCTGTCTTTATTCCGTGGCAGGTGACGCACAGGGCTTGATGATTGGTCGGGTCCCAGAAGAGTTTATAGTCACCTCGGTGTGGAGTGATATGATCAACGACCTGGGCTGGAATGATTCTTTCTTCTTTTTCACACTCAACACAGAGAGGATGCTTCTTTAGGAAGCTCTTGCTGTAATTTCTCCATTGATTGTTATTGTAAAGGTAATGCCACTCGTCTGAGGCATACCCCATCGCGCTTTGATGTGCCTTGCAATAGCCTGGATGATCCAGAAGCTCGGGACAGTTGAAGTATTTGCATGGGACCTTTGGCTTCTTGCTCATATCTTCGCTGCTTCCGCCTTTAGTTTTTTACTCCTTCTAAAGAGAATCACATAGCAGAAATAGACCTTTTCCTTTAAAGGCAATCCCGATACCGCTTCCATAAAATAGTCAGCATCAATTCGATGTCTCTTGTTGATCTCTCTTCTTATTGCCTTCGCATATCTCCCGTTCAATGTCTCCGCCCGCTTAACTCTTTTTGAATGTTTTAAGGATTCCCTTTGGGATTGCCATGCCCGGAACGATGATCTTCTTCTGTACTTCTTCAGCGTCCTTTTTGAATTGGGTCACGGCATCCCGGAAGATCCTGGCCGCGTTGTTTACGATGACAACACACCCCGGGCAGACGTCGACCATAACAGGCATACTTTTACCGGGAGCAAGGAATATCGCGCCGATTTGGACCGGCTGCAATTTGTCCTTTGTGTGCTTGGAACAGAGCAAACAGAAATTCAAATGATCTTTCCCATTATCTGCATCACCCATTGGTTCTTTAGGCCCAGAAACTTCTTTCTTTTCTTCTTCCATTTTTTTCCTTCTCCTCTTGGTTGGGTAAAGTTCTTTATCTAAATTCCATCCCTGGAGACTCGAGTCACCGGCGGTCGATCGAAGCGGGTGGTTTCCCGGATCTCAATAATCCTGCCCGGACGGAGGCGAATGCATGCCTTTTCAAGCGCCTGAATATCATCCTTCGCATGGATCTCCGTTGAGCGGATTCTCTTTCGCTTATTATCGAGCTCTTCATAAACGGTGATATCAAACATTCTCATGGTCTGCCTCCTCTGCTTCCGCTTCTTCGAAAACGATATCGATTATCGTCTCCTCATCGCCCGTTGTTTTTTCTTGCGTTTGAGATACCTTCGTGACGCATTCGGGATTATCATCTTCGAGTAGGCCTCCTTCTCGAAGACCGTCCACCGCAGCCTTAATACTGCGTCCATCTTCGTCAGCAAGCCTTTTCGTTCGTGAATGCACGTTGATACTGCATTTTTGATGCATGTCCTGAGTTCCTTATATTGCCAACGATCCATTTGCAGGATCTGATTCCAGGTCGGCAGGCGAAAAGGGAGAATGATCCGGACGGTTCTCAAAAATTCTTCTCCTCTGATTAAAACGGAACGTCATCCTTACCTGAAAAGGGCAGGCGGGCTTTCGCCGCCTGGCGTTTTTTCTCAAATTCCTCCGCCTGCTTTCCAAAAAGGGTTGCTTCAATTTCTTTTGATGGCGCCGGCGGGATGTGCTGATAGAGGACTTTTTCCAGCGGCACATAGATCTTTCTCATTTTTATCCGGCCCTCATCGCGCCAATATTGAATATCAAAGATCATCATCGAAACTACCTGGCCATGCTTTTTGTAATCCGATTCCCTGACTTCTATTTTCTCGATCGGTAGGGTCTCGTCATGCCTTGCGTCATGGAGCCAGCTACAGAATCTCTTTACTTCCTCCTTCGCTCCCGGAAATTGTTTGTAAAATTTAGATCGGACTTGTTCGAGCTCCCCTTTTGGCGGGTCGTCTTCCATCTCCCAGTCGTGAGTGTAGCACCGATAATCGACATAGGACTTAGGCGGATTCAGGATGTTCATCTTTCTCCCTCTCCTTTTTCATCTCATGGAGCATTCGGTCCCGTTCATCTGACGGAGGACCATCCTGGAGCTCATCCTCCCATCTCCGGTTCTTTATCCATCTCTCGGGATCCGGCCATTCGGGGCAGAATTTATTTTCAGCCAGAAGTCTTTCCTTGAATTCGATCTGAGCTTTTAAGGCGGGGACGACTAATTCAATATCGGGCTTGATTTTATTCCATTCCCTAAAGGCATTCGGTTTTCCGAACTTTTTGGGATATTGGTTCCAGAAAGAAAGAAAAAGAGACCCATATAGTTCTTTATTCTTTACTCTACTCTCCTCTACTCTACTCTTCTTTAAGGCCACACTTTCGGTCATAGTGTCCGGTTGGGTGGCCATGATGTCCGGTTGGGTGGCCATAGCAATATCGCGCGCGTGTTTTTCAATTCTCCGGCATTGCCTCTCACTAAGCTTGAATTGATCCCAATTTACAAGATAATAGATTCCGGATTGATCTAAAATCTTCCCCGTTTCGATACATCTCCGTATGGATCTCACCAAAAGCTTTTCGGTGGCGCACAGTAAACCCGATAATTGCAAAATTGAGTAGGGGGTGACGGGATTTGCTCTCACATAGCCATTATCCTTAGACGCCAGTGCCATAAGATCTACCCAAATTGCCCGTTCATCGTGCTGTAATTCGATGCGAGTTGACCCAAAAATCCACTTGTCAACCCACAGTGGAATCCACCGGAGACTATCATCTTTTGCTTTCATTTAGGCGTAGGCCTCCTGAATCATTTGCTCGAACTTCTTTAGGAGCTTCAGGGCCACTTTCTTCTCGATGGCCAGGAGGATTGATCTTTCCAAAAAAATAGCCTCATCGGTTGAGGTGGGAGACAGATCGGGATGATCAGGGTATGCGGGAGACGGGGACCGGCGTTTCCCGGGCTTCTGGACTGTCTTTCGTCTCCAGCCATTGCCACCGACCTTTTCCTTTTTCTTGGCAATCCAATTCCTTTGGCTTTGGGTCGTACAGACTCGGCACCGGCTTTCCCGGCCGGAGGGTCTGGCAACATTCTTGTTAAATTCGGTGACCGGTTTCGCAATTCCGCATTTCGTGCAAACCTTTGGTTCATCTTCCATGATTTCTTTGCCTCCTTTTTCGGCGCAATCAGCCGATGGAATAACTTTCGGAACATCTGAATCCCTCTTTTTCAATTCTCTTTTGTTCCGGCCCTTGATATTACCCTTCGCCAGCTGCCCATGCGGATCCGGCTTGTGGGCATCCGGATAAATCACCCTTCCACACATAAGGCACGCCCAATGTCCAGGATCCTCCCCATGGCTCGTGTAACTGCGGTCCGTCCAATATAATGCTCCACTGCATATGGGGCATGGCATCTCTCAAATCGCCTCCAGGAGCAATAGGATGATCGTCACCCAGCACGCCAGGATGAAGGCCACGGCCAAGGGGCCCCTCCATCCTATCGATATCCACTGCCGACGTTGAAAATACATAATCACCTCCGCTATCGCCATGAGAAGATCCCCCAAACGGCGAGGATGAAGTAAATGGAGAACAAAAAAGCCTGGGAGTGAAGACCATTCGCATAATCGATTACCGCCCAGGAGGCGTTGGTTACCGCCCAGATATAAAAACAGGTTCGCCGCTTCCTGATGTTGAGGACCACGCCGACGATCGATAGAGCGGTGATTGCCCAGGTCCAGTTTTCAATAATTTGCTTGCCCAGCACGCCCAGGATCGTCACAGCACTTTCCTTTCCCGTATGGTGTCTTTCCGTGAAGTAACTAATATTTCCCTTTAAAGATGCCAATTTACCGTCCTCTGCCATCTATAGGGCTCGTTTGGTATGCCTTTTGCATTTAGAGATATTAGTCCATGGATGCCTTAAAAAGATAGACAAGTGAATTTTCGTTTGGTAATATTGAAGTAAAAGAAAGAGACCGAGGATTTGAAGAGCCCTTCTGAAGTTCATCAATCCCCGGCCTCTCGAAGCCCTTGGGAGGCTTCCGTTTTTTTTACAAGGAGAAATAAACACAGAATGGCCCTTTCAACCCAGAAGATTGTCAATCGAAAGTTTCAGGACTTTTGCTATAGCCTTCCTATGGGACAAGGCTTTTCTGCGTCCGGCCAGGATATCGCACAAGACCTGGGGCGAAACCCCTATTCTTTGGGCCAACTCTGTCTGATTAATACCTTTCTGCAAAAGCAGGATCTTGATTTCCAATTTTGTCATTTAGACGTAATTATACACAGACATTTAAAAAAGTCAAGCACTTTTTAAACGGAGGTTAAAATATGGGAAGAAAATCTAACAAAGAACCGAACCCGGAGCTTTTTTCATTAGCAGAAAGAATTAAATCAAAAGTACCCGCCAGTGAGAATCCGGCCCAATATATTCATCGGAAGATGAATTCGCTTGGGTATCCCATAACGCAGGTTCCGGTCTATGAATGGATCGGCGCCTATAAAATACCCAGCGAAGCCAGACAATGGATCGGCCTTGCTAGGGTGCTTGATGTAAGCATCGATTGGCTAATGACGGGCGAAGTATACCGCAAACCCCTATATTTGAGAGTCCAGGGGAGGATCATCGAAGAGAACGGAAACCCTTCCTTCGTGTCCGAGACAAGAGTCGTTGAACAAAAGGAATTCTCAGGCCCCGAGCGTCGAAAAGATGGTACAATCTATCTAGAAATCAAATAATCCTTCCAAACAGCTAGAAATCTTCCTTTAGTTTCCAGCCCTTATAATAATCTTCCAAATATTTAAACTTTCGTTAAAAAAACCCTTGACAAATTTAAATGATTGTGTATAATTACCCCATGGTTGAGATCAGATTTTTGATAGGGGGTAATTAAGATGATCCAGGTTTGTTACTTCTGTAATCAGGTCTACGGTGAGAAGGAGCCACTCCAAGACAAACAAGAGACCCATGGCGAGTGTGATCTCTGTCATCTCTTTTTTATAGCGTGGTATGTCCAGTGGAAGACGGGATCAGTCACCGAAACTGCCACCCAATTTATCCTCAAATGTCGTGAGATCCTCGGAGAGAGCCATAAGGAATCGGTTGTTGAGAGCTGCTTATAAACGGAGGTCTGCCCATGAGATGCATATGCTGTTATTGCGAAATTCTATACGACGTGAAAGAGCCGTTTGAAGACGATTCGACCAGCCATGGGATGTGCGAAGAATGCGCGCCTGCTGTGTTTGGTAATTTGGATCGAGAATTGTCCCTCCGGGCCGGAGTGCCCTCTGGGCTGGAGGCGAAGCCCGAATGTTGTGTACCGGAAGCTACCCAAATCCTAAACTCCATCTCGGCATGATGTTCGCCCTTTGCCAACGTTTCCTTCGGGAGCTTGGCAATGTCCACGAGATCATTATGGAGCATGGATAGTGTGAGGCAGCCGTAAGGCAATCCGGTATTTCCGAATGCGGGAAACCGTTGGCGGGACATGAAAAGGCTCGAATTAAAACGGGAGTAACTTTCCCAGGAAGGAGGATGAAAGAATATTGATGCGTTTCAACAAAATCAAGATGACCAAAGAGGGCAAGATCCAGATGGAATATGAGGTTCCGAACTCCAAGGGCGGAAAAGACGAGTTTTCTTTTTCCTGCTCCGATGAACCGAAACCATCCTTCATCAAGGCCCTCGGCGATCTGGCTCAGGATGCCCTCAGCATGTGCGAATTGCCCGATGATTATCTCAACCGGATCCGGATCTCCGGCGTTTCCCTCTCCTATGGCGGGGAGAATGAAACAATGGGTTGCGTCATCATCGCTCAGATGATCCTTCATAAATCGAATGTCGTACTCAATCTAAACACGCCGCACAAGATCGAAGAATTCTATGGTGAGACGGGCGATGAATCGCAGCTCCTGAGCGAGCCCTGTACCGGAAGGATTAAAACCCTCATCACCGAGGCGGGGGATTATGTCAAGGGGATCCGGGCCCAACAGAATCTTTTTAATCAGAAGATGAAGGCCTAAAGGAGGTGATTTAAGAGAGCGAAAGCAAAGAGGGTGACAGAGCTACTAAACCTTTTAGACAAAAGGAGAGAAGAGTATGAAGATCAGAAACACGGTTTTGATGGCTTTGGTTTTAGTTTTTCTTGCGGTTCCGGCATTTTCTGCCAATGATGTCAGTAACAACCCTAATAACAGTGGCATTATAAACACAGGAAATAGTGCCACCATTACCACGGGTGGAACCGGCGGGACTGGTGGAGCAGGCGGAGCGGGTGGAACCGGTATTGGTGTTAACGTGACTGGTTCACACGATACGGTGTTGTCTCCTTCTGCCACTGGTGGAAGCGTGAACATTGGGGGAGGAATTCTTTCCAGCACACTGTCACCCTCCGCGAAAGCCGAGGCCGAGCAGAAGCAGAAACAACAGCAGAAACAACAGCAACAGCAGGGCCAGATTCAGGGACAGAAGCAAACTAACGTAAATGATCAGGTGATCGCCCCCGAGCAGACAGTGGTGTTTAAGTCTCCCACTCAGTTAATGAGTCCTCCTTCCCAGATCGTTCCAGAACTCAACTTTGGCAACGGCAGGATGAAGGATGCGACTGGGGATCTTCCTAACTTCGCCATCTATGGCATCAAGAAACTTGGGGCAGAAGCCATCGTAGATGTTCTATCGGTGAATGCTAATGTCAAATTCAAAGGTCTTTATAAGGCCATTCTCAGCGACGCAAAGGACGTAGCCGGAGCCAAGGATTTCAAATCAGCCGAAGTACGTATTCAGATAATTCGAGCTGAGGCGCAAAAGACATGGACGACGGGTGGTAACTTCGGTGGTGCGGGATCTGGGTTAGCCACGAGTGGATTGGGCGGCGGGTCTGGTGCAGGGTCGGTCATTCCTCAGTGGGGTGGCACCAAAAGTGACGATTTGTTCACGATCATCTACGTGAAGGTGTACGTCGGAAAGTAAGGTGAACGGGGGACTCCAAGTGGGGCTCCCCGATCATTCTAAAGGAGAGAAGATGAAAACATCCATCGACTATTTAGGCTATCTTACGATCATCGCCATCTGCCTGCTGACCGGCTGTGCCTCCAATCGCATATTCAAAAATGACGAAGTGCAAGTATCGGTGAAGGAATACCAGCAATCATCCCCTACCGAAGTCAAGGCACGAGTTGAGTACTACTATGCCAAAACGGAGAAAGCCGATGAGAGACGGGAGAGGGAGAATATCCGACTTGATTGCCAGGGGTGGAAGATCACTGTGCTGGATCGCGTCACCTTCGATCAGTACGGAAGGATTCGCTCGATGAGCCAATTCAACCTGAACAATGAGTTTCTGATTCAGGGGGATACTATCGGGGCAATACTGTTTGGACGGTTTTGCATTCATTGAGAGCAAGGCAGGCTTGGCAAGGCCAGGCGTGGCTAGGCCTGGCAGGGCGCGGCAAGGCGAGGCATGGCAAGGCAGGCAAGGCAAATAACATTAAAAAAGAGGAGAAACGATGAATAACCATGGGCATTCGGATTTTTCGGGCCTAATGTTTCTCATCTTAGTCGTCGTCATCTCCGCCGCCTTATTCGAAGGTGGCCTTATCGCAGCATTTATACTGGTCGGTCTTATCTGGCATAAACTCGGCTGGGGGCTTATTTTCGCATTTGCTCTCGTCCTTTGGCCGCTCCTTTGTCTTTGGATGCGGAAAGGCTGGTGAGGCGAAACTATGAAACTTCGAACCATAGATGACGTCATATCGACCTGGACGCCGGAGGAATTGGAAGAATTCAAGGATTTGGTTGCAGAGTGCCGGTTAAGGGAAAAGGAGATCAGAGAGAACCTTGAATCTTCTCTTAAAGGGCTCCGTGAAATTCAGGACCATATCGCCGCGGAAATCGTCCTTGCCTCCTATCCCTGGCAAAGACTCCCACAATGTTAGGAGGTCAACAGATGAAAAAAAATCCATGGAAATATCTGAGTGCAACGTTAGGAATACTGCTCGCTATTACGATCGGCTTGTGGCAAACCGCAGAACGGGATGTCCATGCCCGGATTGAGCGAGACCTGGCATTTGAACGAGCGCAGCTCGAACTCAAATTATCAAAATGGATCTACGATCGATCTGAGCGGATCTCCCGCACCACTTGTGAAGAAATTGCCAGGGAGGCGATGAAAACCAAGAATCCGGCGCTTACGGTGGCCATCATGGAAATCGAGAGCATAAAGTTTACCCCCGGCGCTCTCTCGACGATCAGGGGCGCCCCAGGCGCCATGGGTTGGATGCAAGTGCGGTGGGAAGTCCATTCCGAGGCGCTCGTAAAGGCCGGAATCGCCAGGGAGAAGCGCGATCTTTGGGACACGCCAATCAATATCAGATCTGGGGCTTTCATCTTCGAGGATAATTTAAAGGCGAGCAAAGGGGATGTATCAAAGGCTCTCTCAGCCTATCTTGGCGGACAAGATGGGGTCTATCTTCTTCGAATACTTTCAAACTTTGCGAGTCTCTCAGTCAAAGAGAGCCAACCAAAGGAGGGAAAACCGAATGTATTATTGCCAATCGAAAAGAGAAGCTAGGAATAGACTAAAAGTGTTGGCACTGGGTCTGATCATCGGTTTGTCTGTTGGCCTCTGCGCGGGATTCCTCTGGGGCACGGCAGAGGTTGAAAGCCTTATCAAGGCCAGCCTTCCGGCAGTGACATATAAACTAAGCAATGCGATTGCATTTTAGGAATGTAGGCGGGCGGTCCTCGCCCTGCCTTGGAGGTCCATGAGGACGGACCAGGCGAGGAGAAGGAGGTCTTTTATGTTTGTAACGGTCGAGACGGTCAACCGGGCTCTGCAAAACACTTCAAAAGGGAAAACCTATACCACCCTCAAACTACAAAATAATCAGTGGATCTGCATCCTGGGCGACCAGCGTCACTTACAGGGTCAACGGATTAGCATCAGTGAGCCCAAGCCTTTTGGAAAAGATCTTTGGGCAAATCTCGAAAAGCCATCTGAATCGGAGGACCTGGTCAATCCCCCTAAAACAGAGAAGCCCGTGGATCCTCCGCCTCGCAAAGAAACAGAGATATCCGATAAGACCCTCCAACAATCTTTTGTCATCCTCGATCTGATTTTTCTCCATGTCAAAAATCTAGAAATGGACAGTCAGGCCCGGGCAGCCCTGGTTAATAATATCATGAATCTATGGGCGGAGGGAAAGATCAAATGAGGAAATTCCTCTTTTATACGACTTATATGGTGCCTCTCGTGATCCTTTCCTTGATCTGGCTTCTGGGAGTAACCATCTGGGGCGGCATTGAATCCTATTATGATTGGGTGATGAGGGATTATGAAAATTGACGGCCAGGACGAAAACCCCCCGGCAGAAGCCCCAAAAGACAGCTCCAAGACTCACACAAATGCGGGGGCTGCATCTACACGCATTTGCGCATGCGGATGTGGGCAGAATTTCGATCCCACGCGGGAATGGCAGAAATACATCAATCCTGGCCATCGATATCGGGGCCGCCGGATTTGGTGCAAAAACCCGCAGGAGATCAAATTTAAGTTGGAGATCGCAATACTGAATCTCCAGGAGATATTGGCAGGATTGAAATGAATAAAACAAAAATCGAATATCTAAATTACACATGGAACCCACTGGCCATGAGATGCACTCCCATCTCTGATGGTTGTAGGAACTGTTGGCACCTGGCCATGGCGAAGAGGCTGGCGAAGAATGCTACGATTAAAGAAATGGCAAGGGTCGCCTATGGCGGTGGGCCTCCCGTTTTAAACATGGAGGAACTGGAAGCCCCGCTCCATCTCCGAAAACCTGCCATAATAGGTTTGCAGTTCATGGGGGATCTCTTTCATGAGAATGTCCCATTTGAGTTTCAGACTGAGATTCTTGATGTCATGGCCGCGTGTCAGGACCATACGTTTTTTATTCTCACTAAACGTCCATCAAAGGCCCTGGAAATCGGAACATTTTGGGATGGTGCTGAGCTACCCGAAGGAAGAACTTGGCCACTCCATAATGTTTGGCTCGGCGTCTCCGTCGAGAATCAGATAACAGCAGACGAGAGAATACCCATTCTTTTACAGATACCGGCGGCGAAGAGATTTGTCAGCGTGGAGCCGATGTTGGGGGCGGTGATTCTACAACAAGATTGGAAGTTGACTGATATGGGCAAGGACTACCTTATCGCCCCCGGAAAAAGATGTCTGGCATGGGTGATCTGTGGCGGCCTATCCCTTCCAGGAGGCAAAATTCAAGCTCCAAAAAAAGAATGGGTTGATAGTCTGATTGAACAATGCGATGCAACGGGTATCCCAATATTCATTAAGCCAAACGCCAAATATCCTATCGAACGAAAGGAATTCCCACATGGGTAAATCAAAAAACGCAGGTAAAAGCAATCCGATGTTTGGAAAGAAGCATCCTCCAGAAGTTTTGGAAAAGATGAGATTGGCACACATCGGGAAGAAACGACCCCGCTTTAGAAGCGGGAAGAGACCCGATCTGTTCGTTTCAAACCATAAGCGTTACCGTGAGATGATTCATTATTACATTCAGAAAATCAGATCGGATAGGCGTACAGACGGAGGCTGACAATGCTCATACCCAAGAACACCGAGGAGGCCTTCGAACTCGGCAAAAAGCTCCCTCGCAGAGAGATTCTTGTCTATTGGAAAAGGTATAAACAGAGCCTATCTAAATTCTCACCATCAGGGGAGGAGAGACTGAGAAGAGCTTTTCGGGAACAAATGATCAGGGAGACGGTGGAGGGACACTTAGGAACTGACGGCAGTCATTCCTTAACCAGAGATCATATTGAAATGCTGTTAAAGAAAGGGAGGCAATATGGAACAGTATCAAGTTCTACCGATCGGTAAAGTTTTTGAGTCGCCGCTCAATCCACGGAAGACGTTCAACGAAAAGAAGATGGCCGAGCTCGTCGAGAGCATCAGAGCCAAGGGGATCTTGGTGCCGCTTCTCGTCCGGCCATGCAAAGAATCGAGAATCGCGCCCCTTGACCAGTTTGAAATCGCTGCCGGCCATCGGCGATATCGAGCGGGAATTAAGGCCGAGTTGACGGAGGTCCCCGTCTTCATCCGGGAGATGAGTGATTCCGATTTTCTGGAGGTCCTCATCATTGAGAATGATAAGCATGAAGACCTCGAACCTCTGGAACAAGCCCAGGGATACCGGACCTTAATGGAACAGATGCATTACGATGTTGCAGCTATCTCCGATAAGGTCTGTAAGTCGGAATCCTGGATTTATCAACGGATCAAACTTCTCGAGCTCATACCCGAGGCCCAGGAGCAGCTCGCCAATGAGAAGATTACCGCCGGCCATGCGATTCTGATCGCCAGGCTGCAACCCGATCAACAGAAGGAACTTCTTAAAAAAGAGTCAGGTTTGTACGAGGGATGGGGGAACGACCGGACCGTAGTGAGCGTCCGGGATCTTGCCAACCATATTGAGAGGCAGATTCATCTGGATCTCAATTCAGCCTCTTTCAAGAAGACCGATCCGGACTTGGTGCCGGAGGCGGGGCCTTGCACAACCTGCCAGAAGCGCACCGGCTTTGTTCCGGCCCTCTTTCCAGAAATAAAGAAGAAGGATACCTGTACGGATCCTTCTTGCTTTAACAAAAAGGTTGCAGCTTTCAGTGCCCGATGGCTTTCGAAGCAGTCTGAAGACAGCGACGTACCCCCACTCCACCTCTCTGGTAGTTCCAACTATCGTATGAAAAAGGCCCCGGAAGATCCGGAGGTGCCGGTTCCGGCGAATCTGTATCATGTGATCACGGACAAGAAGAAGGGAAGCTGCCCCTCTGCGAGGGAGGGCATCATCACCGAGGGAAGTCATGAGGGTCGGATACTTACTGTCTGTACGGATCCAGCATGTAAGGTACATCATGGTCGGTCGGATTCATATTCTTCTTCACCGGAAGGTCAAAAATATAAGGCCCAGCAAAAAGCGGCCGAGGAGAAGAGAAAGACAGAAGAGACAGTCCGTCTCCGGATCATCGATGCCATTCTCCCAGATACAGGAGACCTCTCCCAGGCCGACCTTATTTTCCTTGCTGAACAGCTCTTTGATGAACTTTGGGATGAGCATAGAAAGAAAATTCTCTCCCGCCATGAGATTGAACCGGTCAAGATTCAATATGGGTTCGACAAGGAAGGCCCGATGAAAAAGTATATTGCAACGCTCAACAAGCCAAATCTTAACCGCCTCCTTATGGAAATGGGTCTGATCCGGCATCGTGAAAATCCTCGGCGACTAATGGGAAAGAGAGGGGATCCTATACTCGAGACGGCCGCCCGATACGGCGTGGATCACAAGAAGATTGAGGCGCAGGTCAAGGCCGAAGCAAAGGCGAAGGAAGCCGAGAAGAAGAGTAAAAAGCAAAAAGCCCCGGTAACGAAATCTCCTTCACTGAAGCAGAAACCTAAACGTAAGGATCCCCCGGACGTAAAGACGATTCCCATGAAGGATATCTGCAAGCTCCATGCACCGGCGAAACCGGTAGGGGGAAAAGGTAAGGAGATGCGTGTCCCCGCAGATCAGGTCTTTTTGGCAATGGTAGAGAAAACCTACTCCGGTGATCTTCTTACAAATGGTGGGAATAAAATCCGGGAGCCGGTTGAATGGCAAGGCGATTTCTACGTGAGTCTTGGCGGAGCGTCTTCCGGAACCGAGGGGTTCATCCAGGAAGAAGCCTGGAAAGTCGTGTCGGCAAATCTGTTTGAGGGAAAGACCTATAGCTATGATGAACTTATAGCAAAATGGGATCAGAATGAAAAGGAACGAGGCAATCATCATGGTCAACGGGTGCTCTTAAAGGGAAAAAGCTACGTCCTCGAAGGCCCAAAGGTCATCTTTTTTGCCGAAAAGGTCCAAAAGAAACCCAAGGCCGGAGTCTGCCGAGTATGTGGATGTACCGAAAAGACGCCCTGTATCGATCCGACATTTTTAACCCCTTGTGCATGGGCAGATAAAGAAAAGACCCTCTGCACCGCTTGCCAAAATAAATCAAAAGAACACCAATGGGAAAAACAAAATCTTGTGACAGTGGCATCGACCAGGAATGTCCCCATGCACGATATTTATAAATGTAAAACCTGTGGTGCCACTGCGAAAAGGTTTGGAATCAGTGAGTTCATCCGGCGCGATAAGAAGTTTGCCACCTGGGAACAATGTCCGGGACCGAAAAAGGAAGTGCAGACGACTGCAAAGGGCAAATGATAGTCAAATCCATCAGTGAGATTCCAGCCTCTTATGTGTGCAACCGATGCAACCGTGAAAAGCCCATCGGTGAGATAGTGGTGGTCCACCTGCGAAAGGAAGGTGCCTATTTAATAAGACGCCGCTGCAAGGCCTGCCACAATCGTCGAGAGCGCGGACATCGCCGAGAATGGAAGACGCGATATCTGCAGCGGTGGCGAAGGGAAAATCCGAAACTCAACGAAAGTTATTGGCGCAAGGCCTCGGCAGATAAGACCAAGGTAAATGCCCATGCCAGAACTCATTTTATAAATAATCACCATGCGATACTGATCCAGGGGCGGCTTCGTCGCCGGCTCGGGATGCATGTCACCCTGAGCGAAGCGAGAAGTCTGGTCTCTGAGTATGGGCCGTGCTACCCCTCGATTCAGGGCCTCTCACGGAAAGGGATTAACGAATGCGAACGAATCCGCTCACGACTCCGCCGCCTCGGGGTTAGACTTAATTTGGTTGAAATCCGGATGATGGTTTATGCGGATGGGAATTATATACGCCCTGGAAAACAGAAAATCCCATACCAGCATGCGGCAGAGAATCTAAGACGCTGGTGGGAAACGTCTCGGGAGAGGAAAGCGGCTTAATGGAGGGACCATGCAACGAACCAAAATCGAATACTTGACCCACACCTGGAATCCACTTGCCATGAGATGCACCCCCGTTTCAGAGGGTTGCCGTTCATGTTGGCATCTGGCCATGGCGAAGAGGCTGGCGGGGAATCCGATGATCGACGAGACTCCCAGGGAAGCCTATGCGGGAGGTACACCGATTCTCAGCCCGTATGAACTCGAAGCCCCTCTCCATCTCCGAAAGCCCGCCCGGATCGGCGTCCAGTTTATGGGGGACCTCTTTCATAAAGATGTCTCGGATAAGTTCATCGCCGAAATATGGGATGTTATGACTCGATGCCCGGAACACACATTTTCAATACTTACAAAGCGTCCTGATAGAATGGACAAGTGGGCGAAAAGTTGGCATCTCCTGCCATTCATAAATCTCTGGCTCGGCGTCTCCGTCGAGGACCAGAAAACCGCAGACGAAAGGATACCGATTCTCTTGCAGATACCAGCGGCAAAGAGGTTTGTCAGCGTGGAGCCCATGTTGGGGCCGGTGGAGTTTACGCATTCAGAAGAGGAAGGTTTTCAGCACAACCTGCTTAAAGGATTTGATGCAGAACCGAAAGTGCCAGGAATCGATTGGGTAATCTGCGGCGGCCTTTCCTTACCTGGAGGAAAAATTCAACCACCGAAAAAGGAATGGGTTGACAGTCTGGTTCAACAATGTGACGGGGCGGGTGTTCCGATATTTATCAAGCCAAACGCCAAATATCCTGTTGAGCGAAAGGATTTTCCACGTGGGTAAATCAAAAAATGCAGGTGAAAAAGAATGCGATGTTTGGAAAGAAGCATCCTCCAGAAGTTTTGGAAAAGATGAGATTGGCACACATCGGGAAGAAACGACCTCCGCGCTCTGAAGAATGGAATGCCAATCTATCTGCATCGCTCAAAGGGAAGACCAGTGGAGATAAGAACTATTTCTGGAATGGTGGGGTAAAACACAACAACGGTTATTTGAAGATTTATACTCCACATCACCCCCATGCAGATAAGGGCGGGTATGTCTACGAACATCGGCTGGTCATGGAAAAGCACCTCGGAAGATATCTTTTGCCACAGGAAAGACCGCACCATATAAACGGTATGAAGACCGACAATCGAATCGAGAATCTTGAACTGTTTGAAGGCAATGGAAGACATATATTAGAGGCAGGCCATATCGGAAGGGACCCAAAAACTGGGAAGTTTATTCCAAATCTTCTCGACGGCAAAGAATGGAGGGAGATTCAAAAATGAAAGCGATTAGCCTTTATGAGCCCTGGGCGACCTTGATTGCCCTCGGCGAGAAACGATATGAGACCCGGTCCTGGAGCACAACCTACCGGGGACCCCTCCTGATCTGCGCCTCTAAGCGAAGGCTTCCAATTTATCAATATCCAAAGATCGGAAAAGTTCAGCTCGCACTTAATAAGGTAAATCTTCTCCTCGATAATTTGAATTGGGGTCGGGCGGTATGTTGGGTCGATATTACGGAGGTTTACCAAACCGAACAGGTCTTTTTGGAGCCGACGGGGACCGAACAATATTTTGGGGATTTTGGCCCAGGCCGGTTCGCCTGGAAATTGGAGAACGCCCGGAGATTCAAGGCGCCTCCGGTGGTCAAAGGAAAGCGGGGACTTTTCAGTATCGATGATTTTTATAAATCCCTTGACACCTATGAATCAATCTAATATTCTACCCTTTATCTCAACCGTGGGCTTCCGGCCCGTAGGGCTATCCAGCCCGGAGGGAGGTTGGAGCATGAAGGGCGGAATCTATCCGAGGGGGATGTGCCCTGTCTGCGGGGAAAAATTTGTCGAGGGACCAGCCGGTTACAAATGCCCGGATCATTTCACCCAGCCTGCACGACTCTACATTCGGCTTTACGATCGGGATCTCCATAAACATGTCAACGTTTGCAGCGATTCGCGCGGGGTGCCGTTTTCTTCTTATGAACAGGCGAACCGAATTCTGACGAAGATCCGGGCGGAGATCGATGCAGATACATTCGAGATCACCCGGTATATTGCCGAGAAACTCAAACCCCTCAAATTCACCAACTGGGCGGAATCCTGGCTCGAGAAGAAAGCGATCGAGACCCAAAAAGGTTTAAGAGCGCCTTCTTATCTCAAGACGGTCCGGGTTTATATCCGGAAGTTTCAGGCCTATTTCAGGGATATCGACATCCGGGATATTGGGACAAAGCGGGTCCATGAGTTCTACCTCTCCCTCTCCGGGAAGCCACACTATATCAAAAATATCGTCACCGCGCTTGAGAAGCTGCTGCATGACGCCCTCGATTGGGAAGACATAGCCCAGATCCCAAAGTTCCCGAAGGTCGATGTTCCTGAACCCGATATTCGAACCATAGATCTGGATTTACAGGATAAGATCGTCCAGGCGATCCCGGATCCCATGGACCGGGCTTTTATCCTCTTCACCGCCCGGGAGATGGTGCGGCCTTCGGAGACAAGGGCCATGCAATGGGAGGATATCGATCTCAAGCATGACCGCGTGACGGTCCGCCGGCATTTTTCTTTGAACGAGATCCGGCCCACCACCAAGGCCAAACGCATTAAGATCCTTCCCCTAGACGGAGAGGTCAAACAAGCCCTCCAATGCCTCCCACGGCATCTGGTCTCTCCGTTCCTATTTTGGAAGCGGGACGGTAAGGCCTTTTCCGAGTCTTGGGCCCGGAAGCTCTGGAAGAGGACCTCGATGGCCCTGGGTGTGGATATCTCCCTCTACCAGGGTACCCGGCATTCCTCGGCGACCGAGGCGGCGGACCGCGTGGGCGTGGATGGTGTTCAGGAATTTTTATATCATACGAACCGAAAGATGACGGAACGCTATGCTCAAAAGAATCCGGAGAGATTAAGGAAGGTGCTGAGAAAATGACGGGAAAAACGATTCAACTTGAGGGACACGGTATCGTTAAGGGAAAGAGGATTATGATCTCAGATTTAGTTGTTACAACTCTCGATATCCCATCTGACTGTGAGAGGATAACGTTCAGACCAACGGGACGATTCGCAGAACCCGATATTGAGATATGGTCGTGTGAATCTCCACGAGGAGAGAATCGATCCCTTTTAGGACGGCCAGTTATCCCCACCGCAGAATTTGAAGATATGGGAGATATCATCCTTGAAGATCCTATTGAGAGCATTAAAGAAGATGCTGAAGGAGGGTATCTTGATCCTAATGGCTTGCCCATCAAATTAGAAGAAATTGGGAAAGAGTGAGAGGAGGGAAAATGAACAAGCACAAAAAAATTGAAGAGTCTGAATTTTGGTTCTGCCCCTGCTGCGGAGGCCAACTATACAACATAACCGCGTTAGGCCATGAGATCAGATCAAAGATATGCGGTATGCTCAGAAAAATCCAGATAGGTTGAGAAAGGTGCTAAGAAAATGAAAAAGCCTGAACCGAAAGAAATCAAGGCAGAATGCTATTTACTTGTGGAATCAAATGACTGCTGCAAAGGGATAAGGTTTAAATTGCCATCCGGCAAATACATCGGTTTAGAAATAAAACCACATTCGATAAAATTAACCAATCCTTATGACGAGCAGTCAGATACCGGCCAGATACCGGGGAAAAGGGAAACAACCTAAAAATTCATCAATAATTTCAATCAAAAACTGGCGGAGAGGGTGGGATTCGAACCCACGGTACTGTCTCCAACCGATTGAGATCATAACACGAATTTTAGGGGTTGTCAGTAAAGATACCGGCCAGATACCGGATTGAGGACAGCGGCGGAGGAAATAAGTGACAAATAAAATGTTAGATGGAACGGAGTTTGAAATCGCGGTGAGCGAGTATGGAATTCACATCTGCGTAGACGATATTCTTACCCCAGAACGGGCGCGCCAATTGATGAAGGATATCGAGAATGCCTTGTTCGACTGGAGGAAACTCACCGGGAAGGTGATCGGAAAGAAAAAAGGAATTGCAGAATGAGGCCAAAATGTCGGAAATGGTGACGTACAGGAGCTTCCATCCAAGGCATTTCCCCATTACCCCGGAGATCCATGCGGCCATCGAGAAGGTCTACCTGAGAGATACCGGCAATGGTCAGGTTCGCGCCCTCTCCATTCGGTTGGGTTATCCGCGGTGGAAGATCACCAGGTATGCAATCCAGTGTGGTTTAATAGCGAAACAGAAAAAAGAACCGGATTGGTCGGATCGAGAGATTCATGTTTTGGAGCTTAACGCCCACAGGTCTCCAGAGACAATTCAGCGCAAACTAAAAGCAGCCGGGTTAGGCCGGTCGGTTACTGGGATTGTCCTTAAACGGAAGAGAATGAGGTTTTTGGGAAACCTTAATGGAATGAGCGCAAACTCGCTTGCTCAGTGCCTGGGTGTCGATAGTCATTTCGTCACGAGAGCTATAAAGGCGGGCCGGCTAAGGGCCACCATGAGGGAAACAAAGCGAACACCCCAGCAAGGGGGAGATGCGTATTATATCCTCCCAAAGGATATCCGAACCTACATTTTGAACTGGCTGTGCGAGATCGATATCCGTAAGGTTTCCAAATGGTGGTTCTGCGATCTGTTGGCAAATAAAAAATAAATGAGGCCATCGGTGACTGAGGATAGATAAGCGGTAGGGAAGAATAATATGCCATACGCTGAAGAACTGAAACGGGGCATACAGAAGACCTCCGGAAAGGTCTAATTTTTTCCAAGCAAACGATCAAGCCAATGATCGGCTCACGCGAGTTCAATCCTTCCGATGGCCTCAAAATGCTTCTTCCTGACAGAAAATGCTCTTTTACGGTCCCTCTCAAAAGTAAAACTCTTGAAATTACTGGATATTTTCCTATGGCACGGCGTTTGCAGTCTATAAGGATAAGGAGGCACACCATGAAAAAATTAATCATTTCACTGGCAATCATTTTCATCGTTTTTGCATCCTTTTCACTTCACCAAGAGGCCCTGGGAGAGACCAACGGACAATGTCGCGGGTACAGGATTGTCTCCCTCGGCGATCGCTATGAGGATGTTTTGTCGAAATGTGGGGATCCGGATGATTACTCTTATTTCGTCAACGGTTTTGGGGTCCGCGTGGCCATTGAATTGAAATATGACCGGGATGCCGGGCAGTATCCGGTATTCTTTTATTTTAACGGCCGCGGGATCTGTGCAAGGATCAGATTTGGGAGCGAGAGAAAATAGATCCCTATTTAAATGGGAACGCCGTTAGCAACCCAATCACGCAAAGCACGAACACGGCCACCCAAAGGGGCACTTTCCATGCAGCATTTCCGATGGTCAGCAGCAATGCCACGATTACCAGGATTTTTATTACTGTGATATTGTTCATGTCGATTCTCCCTTCGTTTAGTGGGCGGCCAGAATTGCGGCCTCGATGATCAGCCCAATAATCACACCCCAGTATCCACCCTTCTCCACATTCCACCATGTCTTGTCGGAAGCCGCCTTGTTCTGGATGTCCACATTCCACTCCCTGAGGAGTTCCTTTAGGAAGTTCTGATCCACGATGAAATCGATCAGAAGGTTCTCCCTTTGGATGTGGAGGTTGACCAGACTCTCTAACTGAGGGGCCATTTCTTTATAATACTGGATTGTCAGGGTGACTTTGTTTAAGTCTTTCGCGGTGAAGGCTGTCAGTTCGGCCTCTGCCTTCGGGCAGGTGACATACCTCCCGATCGGATCTTTCTTGATAAACACCAGGTCAAACGCCGACATCTCGGAGAGAGGGCTTGCCGGCAGCTTGTAGGCCTCTGCCTTTTTGGGAGGGGTGAAGGGTTGTCGCTTATATTTGATGGTCTGAGCACAGGCAGTCAGGGCGAACAGAATAACGAGCAGCACGAGATACTTCTTCATTTTTTATCCCCTCCGTTTCCCCCAATGGCGTTTAGGAAGTCGTCGGCAGCCTGGCCGGCATCGCCAGGCTTGGGCGGCTTGTCCTCATTCTCCTTGATCTTCTCCTTGATGGCATCGGAAGTGTGCTGAATCTCCTCCTCCTTTGCGTGGATCTCTTGGTCCTTGGCCTCGATCTTGGCTTGGTCCTCTTTCAGTTTGTCCTCGGCCAGCTTGATCGCATCCGGCTCCTTCACGGGATCGCTCTTCCTTCGGGCCAGGACGAACCCCAATATCGCCGCACCTATAAGAATCAACGCTGCCCCTATCCTTTTTGCCCACATCCAGATGGTTGTCATCATTTTATCAAGTCCTTTACCTTGTCCATGAGACCTTTGGCCTGATCGGTTGTGACTTCCTCTTTCTCCTCATCCACCTGCTTCCCGAAGATTTGGATTTTTGTCGTTCTGAAGACATAGGCGGCGACGGCTCCGGAAACCACCCCCTTCACCACCGCCTCGTCGATACCAAGTGTCGGGGTAACCAGGCCGTCTTTAATGACCACGGTCGCCGCTCCGATGAGCAGAGGGACGAACGGCATGCACTTATAGGCGATAGGGCCGATGTTGAACTTGCTTGTACTCCCCTTAGGGGTCGGCATAAAATACCGGACAAGATGGGTCAACACGACTCCAAGGAGGACAGAACCCACATCCACATAGCTTGTTATCAAAGAGATAAAATCCATATCCGTAGGCCTCCTCTACATTTTAAAGACGAACCACTTACCGGTAAGGAGCCGCGCCATGAGAATGGCACCGGCACAAAAAGCAACAATTACAATAATCGTATACCAACCCATCTAAACCACCCCCTTTCCGCCAAATATTTTTCCTGATCATCCATAGATTACCTCACCGTGATCCAGAGATCGTCCCCGCTCTCCACGAGCTTTTTGAAAAGCCATGGATAGAATTCACTGCATGCCAGGGTCGATTCATAAATCTGATGGTCCGGGGCGTTATATTTCAGGCCGAGGAGAATGCAGCCCTCCGTGTCTTCCGGCTTGTTTCCGATGTGAATTTCAATCCCCGTAAACTGAGGGACACCCAGGAGAAGCGGAACAAGGGCATTTCTTTTCGGAGACCAAACCAAGGTCACTCGATACCTTCCCCTGGGAATCGCCGTCTCTTTTGGAATCTTTATTCCCCCTTCCTCCAATTTGCGATCTTTATCTTCAAGACTAAACCACCTGAATTTTCCGGTTTCGTCATAGACCGCGCCAATCGTCCGATCATCAAAAAACTCCTTCCGTTCCAAAGCAATGTCCATCATAAGCCTTCCTTTCTTAAAATTTCCCAGACAGCTTCGGCCTGGGTAAAGCTTTCTTTTAGTTTGGCCAGGGTTCCCTCTGCGGGAATCGATCCCCTCTCATAAAGACGGAGCCAGGCCCCGATCCGGACATGGCATTCGGCGAGATTGGTGATGAGTTGTAGATGCTCTTTGGTGAGGATGATCTGGATCATTTTCCGTGTCTGAAATCTTTTGAAGATTCTTTTTCGGCAGGCCAACTTTCTATGTGCCGGTCTACCTTCCACCCCAGAGCCTTGACCTGGTCTCGCAATCCATTTTCGCCATTGATTGATGTGGTAAGGGATTTTATTTCCACCAGAATTTCATTTCGATTCTCGCGTTGGTTATTCCAGAGGAATCCTACCGTCGCCATCATGATCCCCACAAAGACAATAACACCCCATTTAATGGTCGATGTTGCAGCTTTTTTGGCTATCGCTTCCCATTGATCTTTCGCAATAAGCCTTCCTTCTTCGACGAGGGCTTCTATCTTCTCATGGGTTGAACAAAATTCTTTAATCATTTTTTTTACCTCTTGACTTAGACTATCACCTCGAAGAGCTCCAGGGCGCAGCTCCAAATGTCTATGGCGGCCGGGACGAACTCCAGGTCATTGGTCAGCTCCATGTAGATCAGAGCCCCGGCGTGATCCAGAATATAAAAGAACTTGGTCCCCTCATAATGGGAATTCCATGCCTCGAGATTCGCCTTTTGCGTGGCCCCAAAATAATTGAGCTGATATCTGCGAGCACGCCGGTCATCTCCGAATTTGGTGCGTTGTACCAACCCGGACAGCGATTCCTCCCGGATCACATTCCGTTTTACCGATTCGGTCAACCCATATGCCGGGTTCTCCTCAAATGTGTAATCATAGGTGAGGTAAAACTCGGGCATTTCGACGATGGTGGCGGGCGCGGTGACGTTGAGCTTCCAATATTGCTTGGTTTGTGCCGTAAAAGGCTTGTTGATGATAAGGGCATCCCCCTGCGTCCACCCCACCGCCTCATGATCATCTCCCGCGAAGTTATCCGTCGAATACCGTAAGGAACAGGCCAGGCCATTGAGATTGTGGCCCGCAGGGATGATCAGGCGATTCACCGGATAGGATATGACTGCCCCCTGGTCCACATGGATCGCAAAGGGACTAGCGAAGGCTGTGGCCTTAAATAATAGGCCAATATCCCGGTCATAAAGCCGATACGCCGGGTATGATGCGTTCTCGGTGGTCACCGTGATGGTCCCGGTCTCAAGTATGTTCCGGTATGCTATGATGACGTTGGACAATCTATCCTCCTACTCATACGCCGTATACATGATCGTGGCATATCCCACCTTCGCTCCGGTCTTCGCCCAGGTGATCGTAAACCCATCCGCATCAAACGATTTTACCAAACCCATGTAATAAATAGCCGCCGTTTGATACAAAGCCATGGAATGGGTAGCATCGATGACCCAGTTCACGGTTGGGTGATTGGTAATACACATTTGAGTGGTCTTATCATCCATGCCACTGGAAGTCTGAGGCGTGGAATCCACAGTGGCAATAAACTGTACCCTCGATGGCTTGAACCCGATGCCCGTATAGCCCGTATCCCCTGACACATCGGCGGTATCCTTAACCAGCACTCCTATCTTTATTCCGGTGTTGACGCTGCTGATCGTGCCTCCGCTTGCCGCTACATAAATGGCGGTCACGTCGTCGACGTGAATGCCGCGGAGGAACAATTTAGATACGACCCCAGACCCCTGGACGCTGATTAGGACCGATATTACGGAATAAGTCGATGCCACTTTAGAAAGCACTCTGAAGTTTGTGACGTTCATATTCTTAATGGTTCCGCTGGGCAGGTACATTAAATTTGCGGCCGCATTTCCAATGGCATCACGGTAGATCTGGGAATTATTGATCGCAAGGCTGGAGAGCGTGCAGGTGTCAAACTCCCCATTGACCCCGTATATGATGGGCACGGCATAGGTGGGGGAGTTGACCTGGTAATTGTCGAGCACCAGGGAGCCACCGGAGCCGGTGAGGATGATGTCGCCGGTGGGGGTTATGGCCCCACTCCAATGGACATCCCATCCGGATAGGGTAACGGAATGATTGCAATCAGACAGCGGCCCCGGGGGATGGGCTTCCAGTCCGTAGGCCACTTTGTAGCTTCTCACCGTTCCGACAAAGTTTGTAGCCAGGATGTTCTTGGTGGCCGTGGCCTTTCCATAGATCCGCAAGGCTCCGTAACAGTCATCAAGTATCACATTATTGAGGATGAAGTTATTGCCCGCCACGGCATCACCTTCATCGACGTTGATGGCAATTCCATCATCTCCACAGGCGAGTCGGACGCCATCCACGATCACATCATCGCACCCCCCGTTAAAGTGAAATCCGTCAGTGTTGACGCTTCGTCCTGGAGATTCCACCTGACATCCATTAATTCGTATCCGCTTACACCCATAGAGATTGGTCCCAAAGGTCGGACAGTCATAAATATGAATCCCTTCAAATGTTAGATTCTGGATGGCGTGGATGTGAAATCCAGTGTACCAATAAACACTGCCGCTCACCACCCCCCTCAAGTCCCCAGTCGTCGAATTGCCGGGTCTATTCACGTTGACGAAAAAGTCCCTGAAGTGGACGTTATAACCCGCTATGGATTCGGGAGCTCCCGGGGTCCACGGATGGGTAGTGGTTCTCACAAAATCTCCATCCGTAGCGTCCATGACGAAGAACCCGGTGCTGAGACCAAGGCCAATAATGGAAACATAGCCGGTATCAGGGATGACCAGCGTTTTTATTGCCGCCCCCCCGTTGATGATAAGTATAATTGGGTTCTCCGCCGTGGCCGTGGCAAGCAGGGCATTTATGGCTGTGGTATTGTCCGTGGGGGTGCCGCCCCCGATCTTGTCTCCGGTGTAAATATTGCAATCCAAAACCACCCCCGGAATCTGGCTGGCATAATGGAGCCCGGTTGGAGCGCCGGCGCCCGTAAGGCCGGTCACGTCAATCGGATCTCCGCTGCCAAACTCGTGGGATGCACCATGGGCAGCCGGAACACTTTTTGATTCAAGAACGAATTTATCTCCGGAGAGCTTGTAGACTATGACCTTGTCATTAGAAATGCCCGTCATATCCACTGGTTTTCCCTGGATATAATCGGCATCCTGTTTATCCACCAAGACACCGGAGAGGCCATTCACCGAGATCACATCCCCTCCACCCACCTCATGTGTGGTGTGATGGCCTGCTGGTGTCCCCTTATCTTCATATACAAACTGATCTCCAGAAGTCTTATAGACCAGAATTTTATTATTTCCGAGGGCGGTCTCGGTGACCGCGTGGCCCTGGATCTTTAGGGCGTCCTGTTTATCGGCCAACAGGCCGGAAAGACCCGCAACGCTGATCTCGTCCGACCCGCCATCCTGATGCGAGGTCTTATGGGTGAGCGGGGTCTGTGCATCTGCGAGCAGGCCGGATAATCCGGACACCGACATCTCATCTCCACCGCCGTTCTCATGGGTGGTCTTGTGGGCCGCCTGGGGCAAGTTCCCGATATATGCCTTTTTTGTCTGTCCGGCGACCATGTCCACAATAGCGACAAGATCCGTTATGGCCGGGACTGTTTTTTCCGTTAGGGCGGTGATCTTTTTATCTGCCATTCAAATACCTCTTCTTAAATTATTAGTTTGGCGCCGTCCTCCTGAAGAAGGTCAAACCCGTCCTCCATCAGGATAAAGCCTACATATCCCAGACCGTTGGCCGTTATTAAATAGGCCTGCCTCTGCGGGATCTCCCTTATTTTGTTGACTCTCCAGGTAAGATAACCCCAGAACAGATAATCAAGTTCAATCTGATCCCCCTTCTCAAGCGCTCGGGCAGCGCGGTTGCAGGTAAGCTGTACGGATGGCCAGGCTATTTCATGCTGGGTCAATATCCAGTCAACTACATCATCCGCCATGGCGGGGATCTGGATGGCCGGGAATTCCACGTCTAGCACATGGGTGCCTCCGCCCTTCTCCGTCTGTTTCCTGTACTGGCCAAACTTATGACCGGTGAAGATGGACGAATTGGCCCAGTCTATATCGTAGGTCGCCCTTACCTTATCCCGGACATTGAATACGCCCGCCTGGTCGAATACCGGCTCCCCAATCATGTCATCCCCGTCCAGAATCTTCACGGTACCGGGATCAATGCCATTAAACCAAAGCTCGAACTTCCCGCCCTCTTCCGACGTATTGGACCGGGATTGTTCATCCAGGGCTTTGAGGATGCTGGAGGGCTTGTCCCCTATCCGGGAAAGAATCATACCGAATTTATACCCACCGGAAATTCTGGCGGCATATAAGGCGCGGGCGGTGGCGAACGATGCCCCGATGTCTCCCGAGGCCCGGCCCAGGGTGGCCATGAGGAAGTGCCGTCTCACGTCGGATGGATTATCGATCAGCTTATTCGGCGTGCCGGTATAGGTGCCCAGGCCGTCGTCGACATAGCCTTCCACATCCAACATGATCGGGGGATTGAGGACGTCCTCCGGATTTCCCCATACCCCGACCGCGGCGGCGCCGCCGGTCTCGTCAAAAATATATTCCAGCCAAAATTCATAAACCGTCACGTCAAGCTGTCCCAGGTTCATCTGCTTGAGATAATAGGTCAGCTCGGTAATCTGCTTTGTGGTGGTCAGCCGGAACTTCTGGGTAACTTGGGCGCCGGTGGTGTAGGGCGTCCCAATCACTTCCGAGCCCCCATTAAAGAACGCGGTAAGCGTCATGACGTTATTGTAGAGCGGGCTGGATTTGTGGGTGATGCAGGCATAGATCTCTTTGATATTTCCGATGACCGCCGGGAAGAAGACATTAAAATTAAACGTCTGTCCCCAGTTCGTATTCTGATAGATGGCGCGGACAGAAGTGATATCACTCTGGTCCCTCATGTTTCCCTCGACGCCAGTGACGTTCCAATAAGGCATGTAGGAGGAGGTGAGGGATCCGGAGTTGGCATTTTGCCTATAGTCAGTGTTCACGGGGTGCGAATGCATCCCCTGAATCTTCATAAGCTGCTTGTCAGTAAAAGTAATGACGCTCTTTCCACCGTCGTTGAGGTTGACCGTATAATCGGCGGGGTCGATACGGATCTGGCCGGTCTTGGCATTCGCGGCGGACTTCAAAATCTGGCCGGCGATCAAATATTTATAGGTAGAAATAACTAACCACACGGGCGCGCCCCGGGTATGGATGGTTGGTGAGACTCCCCTTGTGCATCCGGTGAGTGTCTTGGTGGCGGAGGACTTGCCGGTATAGATGATCTGCTCGTCATCGATCTGAATGGTCCCGGAATTTGGAAACGGGATCGGATAATCCACTTCGGATAGCACCACGGATGTAACGGCGGCGTCCATGTCCAGGAAGAGGTTGGAGACGGCCCCGGTGAGCACGCAATGACAGGGCACGTCCCGGATGGTGCCGTATATGAGGTTCTCGTATTTGCCCACGTCCGCCGGATCCGCATTCGGCCAATCGGTCGTGTTGATCTGTTTAAATATTTCCTCATTATCCAGGCCGTGGACGATCGATGAAAGTTCCGCCTGGAACGATTGACGCTTGATGCTCTTAAACTCCCCAAGAGTAACCCGGTGAAGTTTGGTGGAAACGTCAGATCCAAAAGTCTCGCCTGTGCTATTCAGGTAAAGAACAAAAACGTCGGCTTCACAAAATACCAGGGGATTGTCGATAAAGAATTCGATCAATGAGGCGTAGGCCCGGAACGGTTTGTTCTTAAAATTAAACTGCGCGCTGATGTTGCCGTAGCCGCCGGAGATCTCAATCTCGTGTAGGGTCTCAGGGATGTTGGTGAGATAGTCCTCATAGGTGTGACCGTTGTATTGAAAGTTGCGATCCGAGAAATACAATGTCTCGCCGGGCATGATGAGATGAACCAAATAACGAGGCTGAAGCCATGGACGTTCTACCTTGGGGATCTGGTTGGCATGAAGGGTCTTCATGCGCTCCCCTTGATGGCATTCTTGAGTTTGGAGCGATCGCGGAGGTAAAGGTCTGCGAGCTGGGCATCGAGTCCTGCTGCGACAACCTCTGCGTTTTCCCCATTGACGTAGATAGTGCCGATATTGACCGTCACTCCGCCGTCGGAATAACTCCCGCCACCACCTCCGGATGCCGGGGTTGCCGCCTGAACGGCCTGGGCGTTCGCATACGACCCGGTTTGCTCGAGCATTTGCTGGAACCCTTTCAGTTTTTCGATCTGCGCCGTGGCGTTGGCGGCGGTTGCCTGGTCCTGCTTTTCAAAATAACGGCCCGAGCTCATAACCCCCACCCCGTATCGCTGTAGCATCGGAGAGCTGACGCGGGCAAGCTCGGCTTCATAGCCCGCGATGGAATTGGCAATGTCCTGCTGGTTGAGCCCCAGGATCGATTTCCCGACTTCGGGTCCCATCGACTGATAGGCATTGCTGACCTCGGCCATCATGTCCTTGACGTTGATGCTGCTGGTAGGGATCTTGATATTGATGCTTGTATTGGATATCCCTTGGAACATACCCTCGAACAGGCCCCCGATCTGGCTGATCTTCTCGGAGATGGGGAGCCGTTCGGACCCGTATCCATAGATGGGAATATTAACGGACCAATCTTGATTAACCAGGCTGGTCAATTTGTTTCTCAGATCATCAATCTGACGGCTGGCGTTGGTGATGGTGTCGGAGTCGAAATTGAACTTGACGGATGAAGCGTCCAAGGCAGCAATAGTTTTTTGGATCTCTTCAAGCTGCTGGCGAGTTTTTCCAAGACCGGTATCCTCCACTTTCATCGATTGGATCTTTCCAATAGCGCTTTCCATCAGGCGGTTGAGTTCCGGCATGTCACCCCATCCGCCTGACATAGCATCCTTAAGGGCCCCGGTATACTTCTCGGCAAACTGTTTCATCTCGGCATCCGAGAAGAGCCCCGATCCCAACAGCTTTTCATACTCCCCGATAATGTCCTTATTGACCCACTGGTTCATCCCGGCCTTGGTTCCCACACCGAGACGTTCAGCGATACCAAGAGCCTCCTCCTGGCCGGCGGCTAACTGCTTTTGCAAATCCAGAGACTTCTTGATGGCATCGGCTGTGGAATCATAAGCCAGCCTCATCTGGTTCACGGCCCGAGTCCCCTTTGTGGTCGCATCATACGCGCCGGTGGCCCAATCTTCCCAACCAAAGTTTTGTATCAAATTTTTGGTATGCTCGGCCTCTTTTGCGAGTTTCTGCATCGCCGCCTGGCTGACCTGGCTCTTTGCCTCCGCCCCGGCCCCCGATTCAGGCCCCTTGTACATATCATAGACGTTCACCCCGGAAGTCGGAGTATTGCCCTTTGCCCTGTCCAGTAAAGAGAAGAGATCTTTGATTCCGGAGTAGGTTGACGATATGTACGACTGGAGTTCTTTCCAGCCCTCCAGGGCCATTCCGCCGATTCCTTCCTTGACTTCCTGCCATCGGGCGGCGTTTTGTTGCAGTTTCTCATATTCGGTTTCCTGGGCAATGTTGAGTTTGCCGGTCAAATCCAGGTTCTTTTCCTTTACGGCGTTGACTATGGCCATCTGCTTGCCATAGTCATTGAGAGCGTCCTTGCTCACTCCAAGGGTCTTGGCATGCTTGTCATAGGCCTCCTCGAGGTCGATAACAAAGCCTGCGGTCTTCAGTCCTTTTGCTCTAAGATTAACGATGGCATCGGACAGATTTGCGTAGGCCTCGCTGACGGTGGTTCCCATAAGCCTCGCCGCCGTCCTGGAGGCCTCGCCGATGCTGGCAATCTGGTCGGACGAAAATCCTTCACCGATCAACCGGGTGGCCTTGATCATCAAATCAGAATCGTCAATCGTTTCGTTAGTAGCGCGCTTCAGATCCGAAATCAAGCTGTTGATCGCTACGCCCGAATTTTTGGCCATCAGGTTGAAGGCATCCTCCACGGATTTAACTTTGGCCCCCATCTCGACAAATTCATAAATCTGTTTGCCGACGGATATCGCCTTTTCGCCAAGGTTAATGATGGAATCAAATCTGATGACCTGGAGCGCATCCTTGACGCTGCTGATGCTCTTCCGGGCTTTCTCCATCTCGGTGACGAGTTTCGCTGAATTGGCTTCGATATTAACAAGGAGTTTTGTGGTCGCCATCTATCTCTTCCTGGATTCCCTTTTAATCCTCATTTTGTTTTCTTCGGTCTTCGCATTGTTCCTTAGATCCATGGTCAATTGCTCTTCCCGTTCGATTTCAAAAAAGGCCATCCATTCCGTAAGCAATCGAGAAGGCATATTCCGCATCACTTCGTTCACGTCCCAGAGGTTGAAAGCCCGAGCCAACCTGAAAACGGTTAGGCGGGTTGGTCGGGCTTTGAGTTTTTTAGCAGCTCTTCAACATCCTTCTCCCCAATGCCTGAGAGTTCCTGGGCTTTGGCAAAGAGTTTATCGGTGGCCCTTGCGCTCCTCTTTCCAAGCTTCTCAACGTCTGAATCTGAGAAAATCCGTTCTCCCGCCTCATTGCAGATTGAAAAGGAGAGAAGCTTGGATCTCAAATCTTTGGCGTTAAACTTCCTATTCTTTCCTTCCCCCGTAAAGATTTGGGATTCAAAATCATCTCTTTCCGCGGTCGTCAGACCCCGGACGATCACGGTCCCCTTCCACTCTGGAATGTAGATTCTTTCCCTCTGCAAATCCTCCATACCCAGGATGTCTTCCTTAGTTAGAACCTTTTCCTCCATAAAATTATCCTCCTTTTCTTACCAAAATTTGTCACTTCTGGGACCAGAAGGCCCCAAATTATCTGATATGTGAAATCAGCCAAAATCTGCTGTTTGCGGCCCGGTTCGAAATTCTGCCCGCACTCTGGTCCCCCTATTTGGGGCCTCCGTGGGAGCCTTTTACGTAGTTGCCCTGGTCAGTTTGGCGCCCATCGGGACAATCTGTAACTTAGCAACCCCGAGCTCCCCAACACTCCCGGCGGCGATGGGTGAATAACTCTTCAGCATTCCCGCCGTTGATTTATAAGCCGGGTTGCTTACGCCGATCCCTCCCACAGTCGCAGGCATGATCGCTATTGCACCGACGGTCGTTCCGGCATCAAAAAGTGCCCAGAGGTCCTCATCAAGCCCCCCGGTGATATAGTCCTGGAAGATCTCGATATCGATCGTCCAATCATCGAGGCCCTTCTTGCTCGATTTGGCGGTCATCCCCATCCCGGTGTTATCTTTCATTTCCGGGGTGTCGTTGATCGTGACACTCTTGATCCCGTTGGTCGGGATGGTGATCGATCCGATTACAACCGAACAATCACTCAAAATTATCTGTCCCATTTTCTCCTACCTCCCTATAGTTAGATTGTTTAAATAATACCCATAAAAACCACCAGCTTAAACGATGGATCGTCGTCGTCCACAATGGTCCAGGATGTTCTCCAATACGTGTCAGTGATTGCTCCGGCGGCGATGGGGACGGCCCATTGGTAGGTCCCCAGGCCATTTCCTAACGCCTGAGTGAAAGCAATGTGCGTTTCGGGTGTGCCTCCGAAGCCCACCACATCATCGCTCTCGATGATCACGTCCAGGGTATCCCCTACCGATGTGGCCGCGCTGATGACATGGAGCACTCCATAAAGGTATTGACCCGCGGAGGGAGCAGGCAGGAGAAGCGCGGCGCCACTTCCCGACGCTATCCTGGCGGTAACGCCATTCTCAAGAATGTGGCCCCGGATCATCTTCGTCCCGACCGACTCTGATTTGACATTGAATTTTAGAAGCTCCCCAACGCTTCCCTCCATGGGAGTATACTGAATATTCTGGGAAAGGAAACTGTAAGCTGGCCCACCGATCGTGGGTTCGGGAGCAATCGTCATCGGGACGTTCGGGATCCCGAGTCCAGAGAAGTACTCATCGGGCTCCTGCTCCCAGAATCCAGCCAGGGCGGCCGTGATCACATCCAATCCCTTCTTGTTTGATTTGGCATCCATCCCAAAAGTGGTATTATCCAGGATGGTAGGGTCATCGTTGAGTGCGATGGAATTAAGTTTGCCACTCATGTCGTATTTCCCCGCCCACAGTTTCACATTTGAGAGTATAATCTGGCCCACGGTGTTACCTCCTCATGTTTTGAAAAAGACGATAAAATCAATAGGAATGTGATAGATATCCTCATTCCCGTCATAGAGATCTAAGGAATTGTCAAAGAAACAATCCTTGATATTCCCTCCCCGATATCGACTTAAAGCTGTTTTCACTTGGACTTCAATGGCCTTTGCGGCATCATAATCATCAGCCCAGCAGCTTATCTGCAAGCGGATGGTTTCGATATCCGCATCAGCTCCCATCGCGTGCTCCGGAACATCACTCACGATGAAATAAGTCACCGCCGGAAGAGGTTCTTTATCCGGAATCGTCAGGGGGTAGATCCTCATACCCACCAGGGCTATCAGGCCAGCGTAGGTAGAGAGTCGGCTATAAATCTCATTCTGAACCGGCATCGCTCACCTCCGGGACATCAGGAACATCTTTTTGCTTCCCCTCGAAAAGAGCGCTCAGGGCCAGCTCCAAATATCTCCGCATCCGGTCGACCGCCTCATTCTTCTTGCTGTCAAGCGCAGGCCGGATAAAAGGCCTCGCCGTGATCTTTCCACGTCTCGCTTTCTTTTTTGTGAACCGTTCGACCGTCCCATATTCTGTAAAGATCAATTGCCAGTGCTTTTTGGCGATCCCAATCCCGATCGCGGCAACCGCGCCGATACCCCAACCCCAATGTTTGGGTTTCCCAACGGCGATACAGCCTTTTCCGCGCCCCAATCTTCGCTCGGCGTCCTCTTTCACGGGCCTTGCTGCCTCTCTCACAGAATTTTGGACAAGCTTTATTTGAAGCTTCGGAGAACAGAAAGCATCAAACTGCTCCATCAACTCTGAGAATCCTTCGGCTTGGATCTCAAACTCCGCCATCTGGTTCTATCCATTCGGTGCAATACAGAATTAGCTCCCGGTTCTCTTCCCGGGTGTTAATGATGGAGATAATATTGAAAATCCGGTCATTCCACGTCGCCCGGTAATAGGGCTTGATCCCGGCCCGGTATCGGATCGTGATTTTGTGCGAGATGGTGGACTGGATCTGAGCGGCGGCAAAGTATTCTTTTCCGCTCAGGGGCTCCATCGCGGCCCATACGTAGCAGAAAGGATGCCACGTCTGACCGGTCACCGCACCGGAGGCGCTTCTCAGCTCAGTGCTATTCTGGATCTCGATTCGATGTTTTAATTTCCCGGAATTCACGGTATGCCCTCTTCAAACTCTGCACACGTCTGCAAATCAATAGAACACTTTATACGGCCAGAGCAGCATTTCGCTCGGTTTAACCAGATTTCCATCCCGAAAGTCCTCCCGGTTCTCCCAGAGATCCCCAATCTGAAGCAAGATCGCATGCTGGATCCCTGCGTCAACGTCTTCCGGGTTATCTCCATGGCCGGCGACAAATTCAATCTCGATGGGATTGGAAGAATAGAGACTCACTGAAGGCCATGATTCATTCGGTATCAGGACGACCCGGCCTTTGATGGATTTGATATCGACCGTATAGGAAGCGGCGTCCAAGGTGGTCTGAACACCGTCTAGATCCGTATATTTGACGTGTGTCACGCTCTGAAGAGGTGGTTTGAGGAGCTCGATGTAGTTTTTGGAGGGCCAGGATTCAAGATATTGTCTCCAGGTCTGGGTGATGAAGGCTCTATTGGTAAACGCTTCGCAAGCCCGTCGGATTGCAGCGATAAGCCGGTCAATATAAAGTTGGAACGATTCATCCAAAGCCTCATCAAAGAGGTCCATCCTGAGATGGTGGATGACTTGATCATATGTGACCGGTTCGAGTGCTGGCGCAGTTATAAGCTCAAGCTTCATAGGATTGCGGACCTCAAATTATCTTTTAATAAAAAATCCGGGAGACCGGGGAAAGGAGGAAACCCAGTCTCCCGGGCGGCTAAGCCCATCCTTGGTCAGGGGATGGTGGGGTGATGCTATGTTCGTGTACTCCACAGCTTGATATAGTTCAGGTAGATGTCTCCAAGACCCGTGTCAGCCGCAAGCTTGGTCAACATAACAACAGGCTGAACCAATAGGGCAGCAACGGTGTTCATCTTGAAGACTGTGGTTGAAGCGACACACACGCCGTCGATATAGAACTTCACATCGGCGGGATTGGTGAAATCGATTCGGAAAATGTGATAGATATCCGGGACGACTGTGATTCCGGTCGTGATCGCATCGTGTTCATCGGTGCCGTCATCGTTAAAGATCTTGCAGAGACCAGACCCGTCAAACACAAACAAGGCATGTTTATCAATTGAGTCAGCTGCCCCGACGTTCATGCTTGCGGCGCCGTAACTGTCATTCATAACCCCGATTATTAATTCAGATGCGGAAGTCGGCAGAACATGGACGGCCAGTCGGCACTCAAACTGCAAACCCTTGTCGATATTCCAGGTCTTAATGTCTTTGCCATAGAGCCCCACATCTTCTGATTCACCAGTTCCATGGAGATGATAGGTGAGCAAGCCTGGGGCAAAAGCCTTGGTTGAATCCAAAACCTCAACCTCTGTCCAAAGGTTGGCGTTAATCGCGGCACCCTCAAAGGGCTCAATCAACTGCCTGGGTGCGGCGACAGGAAAGGACTCGTGGGTTACCGAATCCTCGA